CTAATGGGTTTAACCACTTCTATGACCTCTATATGTACGCTCAGGGCTACGATAAGACCGATACTGGGGGATTTGAGCATATTCACACAAAAGGGCGTAAGAACTGGTTTTACAGCCACGCTACGCCATATGACAACCCCATCATCTCAGCCGAGGAAATAGACAGGATTAAGTCTGAAAACAACCCCGATCAATTCGCCCAAGAGTATATGGCAGAGTTTAAGAAGATGGAAGGATTGGTTTATAAGACCTTTGATAGAAGTGTTCACGTTGTCACACCAGACCAAGTCCCACGCACAGGCACTAACATAGTAGGAATAGACTTTGGCTTCACCAACCCAACCGCAGTCCTTTATATTCTCATTGACTATGACCAGAACTGGTGGGTATATGACGAGATATACGAACGAGGTAAAACTATTAACGAAATAGCTGAAGTTATCAAAGAAAAAGCCGCCGGCAAACACATCCTGACTTACATTGGTGACTCTGCCCAAGCCGAACACATTGCTAATCTTAATCAGCAAAACATCCCCACAGTTCCCATCTCTAAACGTAAAGACTCTATCTCAGCAGGTATTAACCTTATTCAGGAGAAACTTAAACCTCGTGAGCAATTAGTCGGCAAACCCAAACCTAAACTATTCGTAGCTTCTAACTGTATAAACTTAATTGAAGAATTTGAAAAGTATCGCTACCCTAAAACTTCCAATACCAATAGAAATGAAAAAGAAGAACCAATGAAGAAAGATGACCACGGTTTAGATGCCCTGCGTTATGCCGCCCTTTATTACAAGTTCGATATTAATCAATCATACGACTTCCCAGCTGAAGAATTATTCACAGGAGGATTTTATAGATGAACTATCTAGATGACCTATCCGAAATGATTGAAAAGGTTGACTATGGTGATGTAATGGTAACTGTTAAGCGTCATACTAAAAAAACTCATCAGATTATTATTCACGCTTACGAATCACACAAGCCTTCTGATAATGCCAATGCGGCTGCAATTATAATGCAGGTAATAAAAGATGCTAACGATTCAAACTATACCGGATCTATATCCTTTACGATTGTTATGAACAAAGGCAAGGTTTCACGTTTAATCAAGCAAGATAATATGCAAGTTGAGTATAAGAACATTGACCAAAAGAAATAATAAACATATCATTAAATCAATCATAGGAGAGGGACTCCACGATTCTAATTAAGGAGAATTATGGACAAAGATAAGATAAAAAAAATATCTGAAGAATACTCTACAGATAAAGACTCAATACAAAACATTGTTGATACCTTTGATGAAAAAGAATCAATGTTGATTTCTAAAGTTGAAGATTCAATGAGTTTCAAATCAAAAGTAACCGATTCAAGACTTTCCACTATTATTTGGGAAAGGGCAGGTCGTGTTATGGGACAACTCCCATCAGGTATGGTTAAAGCCTTATCTGTAAAAGACAAAGGTAAGTCAATGTTGATGGATATTATCTTACAACGTTACATCCAACCTAACGCCAATTCACAATACTCTCACCTGACTAAATTAAGAATGTGGGACTTATACTCAATGGTTTATGGTGTGATGCCAATGATGTACGACTACCGCATAGATGATGACTATGTAGGACCAGACTGCTGGTTAATTCCTATTCGTAATTGGATACCACAACGTGGTAAGACTTCCATACAGGATTCAGACTACTGTCACGTTGAAACATTTGTATCTGTTAGATGGCTACAAAATAAACTTGATTCTAAAGTAGGAGATTGGGATAAAAAAAGCCTTAAAGAAATCATTGTTTCTGCCAAGGAAGGTTCTAAAGCTCAGAAAGAATCTCGTGATGAATCATATGTAGAAGACGAACGTCAACAAGATTATCAGACCACTAAAGGTAAAAGCTCACAAGTAAAAATAGTAACCAGATATGAAGCAGGTAAAGATGGTCATTGGATTATGTTCTGCCCTGATTACGACAATAAAGTAATTCGAGACATACCAAATCCCCACAAGAATAGCAAAATACCTGTAGTTTTGAAGTATTGTTTCCCACTAGTAGACTCAATTTATGGTCTAGGTGACTTTGAAAGAGGAAAAACTCTGCAATATGCTATGGATTCCTTGATTAACCTCTATTTAGATGGTGTAAAGATGTCAGTATTCCCACCAACTATTATGAATCCTAACGGAATTGTAGCTTCTAGCGTTAAATACAGCCCAGGTGCACGTTGGTTAGAGAACATTCCTAACTCAATTCGTCCTTACAACACCAATCCACAGGGACTTTCTACCTTCCAATCGACTTATCAGTTCCTAATTGGCTCAATTCTTAACCAAAATGGTACTACCGACACCGCTGCAAGTAGCGATACCACCTCCGATCCAGGCTTTGGTAAGACTCCACAGGCTCTTAAACTACTTCAAGCACGTGAAAATACTCGTGATAACTGGGATAGGTTTATGATGGAACAAGCAGTTGAAGAACTTTATGATGGATTTGTTAATCTTGTAGCTACTAAGCAACCAAAACCAATCAAAATAGATTTGTTTGACGAAGAAATAGAACAAGTTGCTGCTTTATATGATGATGTTAAGGACATTCTTCAGGTTTCTGAATCAGGCGAATATGGTCTACTAACAGTATCTACAGACGATATTGGCGATACTCGTTATAAATACTACATAGACGCTAATTCTACCCTTAGAAAAGATGATGCCCAGCAATCTGAAGCGTTAACTAACCTGCTTGTAGCAGTTTCTAAGATTCCAGGACTTAACCAAGAACTAGCAAAGAACGGACTTAAATACAATGTAGGTGAGCATATGAAACGAATCTTTGCCACATCTGGCGTAGAAGGTTACGACAAGATTATTACAGGTATGACTCAAGAAGAAATGATGAACGAGCAGACACAATCGCAAGGCAATTTAAACCAACCACCACAAATGCCAGGAGGTATGGGTGGAGAAACTCAGCCAGCTAGTATGGCAGAACCACAAAGTCCACAAGCTATGCAGACTGGTATGGAACAACCTTCATTAGCAGCTCCTCAAGGAGTAAATCCTAACACAATTCCTGCACAACCCAATGCTGAAACCGGACAATTTGGTTATATGCCACAGAGTTTAAAAATTAACCCTGCTATCCAAGACCCTGATATTCAGGCGATAGCAAATGAAATATTCGGAGGACAACAATGACAGATGCCATAACTGAAGGCTTAGAAGTATCTTTGCCTGATAATACTCCTGAGCAAGAAGAAGCTACTTTAAAAGATAAACAAATAGCCAATCTTGCAGAACATCCTGGCTGGTTAACTATACAAAAGTTAATGCAAGATAGAGTTGATTATTATAAAAAAATGAGTGGACTTGATACTTCTAAATTAACTTTAGAAGAAATAGGACAGAAATTCATTGTTTCTAATTTAGTAGCTGATGAGCTTGCACAAGTATTAAATATCGTACAAACTACAGCTAATGAAATCAACGAATCAAAATCAGGAAAATGAACCAACACCAGAATCTGTAGAGATTACTAGTGAACAAATTGAAAAAATGTGGTCAGATGCTAAGGCATCTATGCAAGGTCATAGCTGGATTCAACGTGGAACTGAAGTTACTTGCGACTCTTGTCCCTTTAGACATTCCTTCTATTTAGAACCGGGATATATCTTAAAAGGGGTTGACAACGAAGGAAAACCTATAATTGACATTATAAGTTATTAACTATATAAATAAATTAGAAACGGATTCGCTATCCTTTCAAAGGTGTCGCCAAGAACCTAGCATTTGCTAAACGAGGGCTGCTAACTAAAAAAGGGAGATGTTATGGAAAATGAAACCATACAGCCAGTAGAAGAAACTACTGAGACCACCCCCAGTCTAGAACAAACAGAATCGACAGAAGAAGTTAATACTGTAGATACTGAAGTCTCTAGTGACGCAGGGGTGGAGGGCGCTACAGAATCAACTAAGACTGAAGAGGAAAGCAAACGTTCACCACGTCAGGAGAAACGTTTTGCACAAATGTCAAGCAAGATCCGTGAATTATCGGAACAGCAACAAAAACCTGCTGACCCTATGTTCACAGGTTATGAACAACCTTACCAACAACCCTATGTGGACGTTAACCAGGGATTAGATTATAACCAGGAGATTGCACGTCAAGCTGAAATGATTGCTGACCTCAAGCTTCAACAGTTTGAACAAAAGCAGCAAGTTAAAGCAATTGCCGAGAACTTTGAAAGAGATGTCGATGTTGTCGAACGAAAATATCCTGAACTTAACGCAGATAGCGATAAATACGATTCTGCATTGAGCAACAAGATTGCTTCAATGTATGAAAAACTAAGCGTTAAAAACCCTGATATTAGACTGAAAGACATTGTCGATGATGTAATGGATGTTGCATCTCGTCAAACGAATCGTGCTAATGCCGAAGTTTCAGCATCAGTAGCGAAAGCTGCTGCCGAAACCACATTAAAACCAGATACTACATCAAATGATTCTGGCAAAAAAGATTTTTCCGACTTGTCTTTGGACGAGATGGAACAACAACTTGGCTTCAATCAGTAGTATCTATTAAAAGGAGAAGAAGATGGCTGCTATACAAAATTCATCAGGCAACCTTACTCAGGAAATCTCCACCTACTACGAACGAGTTTTTCTTGCTCGTGCCCTAAAGCGTTTAATCCACGAACAAGGTGCACAGAAGAAAACTGTTCCTGCAGGTGAAGGTAAACAGGTTAACTTCACTCGCTACACCCCACTTGCTGTATCTGCAGTAACTGGTGGTTTGACTGAAGGTGACACTATGACTGAGGCAAGCTTGTCTGCAACTACTGTTTCCGCTGCTGTCAAAGAATATGGTAACTACGCTAAGATTAGTCGTTTCCTAAGTACCATTTCTATTGATCGCAACAACAAAGAAAAAATTGAAGTATTCGGACAGAATATGGGTGAAACCCTAGATACTCTAGTTCGAGACGTTATTAACGCAACTGCAAATGTAACTACGCAATATGCTGGTGGTGTAACCGCTGCTAGTGCTGTAGCTTCAGGAAGCGTTCTTAATGCTTCAGAAATCAAAAAAGCTGTACGTACCCTAGAGGGTAACTCAGCACAGAGATACGATGATGGTTTCTACCTAGGTAAGATTCAACCTTACACTTGGTACGACCTAATCGGTGACTCAACTTGGGTTAATGCTAAGACCTACAGCGATGTAAAAGACCTATATATGGGTGAAGCTGGAGAACTATTCGGAGTAAGATTCCTTCTTACAAACAACGGTGCTTCTGCTACTGCTACATCTGCTACACTTTATGACAACGTGATTCACGGTAAAGACGCATTTGGTGTAATGGACTTGGCTACAGATTCTCCAAAGTTATACATTAAGACCCCTAACTCTGGCGACACCAGCAACCCTGCCGATAGATATTCAACTATCGCTTGGGCTGGTAGCTATGTATGCAAGGTCCTAAATAGTAACTGGATAATTTCTCTCAAGACCGCTGCAACTGCTTAATCTAATTAAGCACGTCACATTAGCTCCTCTTTACTGAGGGGCTTTTGTGTTATAATTAGCTTATGAGCAGAGCAGAAGACATTGAAATGATACAAAGAGAGTTAAGAAAACCAGATTTATCTCCTAAACATAGGGATACTTTGAAGCGTCAACTTAATTCTATTCAGTTTGAATCGTCTAAGATAAAATCAATGCGTGAAGCACTTATTAAAGCACACCGTGATGGAAAGCCAGAAGAAGTAAATGACATCAGAGACTTCGTCAGCAGAAGAAACGACTACCAATCCTAGTCCATTTAGGTCGGCTACAGATGTAAAAGACATAGTTTCAGATACTCCTAATTTACCAGAAACTAATCCCGATCAACCAATAACAGGTTCAGAAAAAGCCGATGGTGTATTTGTGGGTTATGAATTTGATAATGGTGTACCATACATCATTGATTATTTTGGCGTTAAAGAAACATTTAAAGCCGATCCAGAAATGTATGATGAAGCAGGTGAGATTACTCAATACCTGCAGGATTTAGTAACTACAGGACAATTAGACAATTCCATAGCAGCTGTTAGGGCAAAAATAAAACAGTTAGAACAGTTATCAGGAGTAGATGAAACTGATAGAATAAATATGAAATTAACTAAATTAGTAGAGTATGCTAAATTTGAAAATAGAATAAATCAAGCTAAGCGTAGTGCAATTAAATGGAGTAGATAATGGCAGTTCCAGATAGACAATTAAAACCGGATACATATAGGTCAGAGCAAAATGTCCAAAATTGGAGTTTTGACGAGATTTATAAGGTTTTGGCTACAATCCCTGTCATTGAGTATAATAATGCGTTATACAGGCTACAGGGTAACTCAGACGGCACTTTAGCGGTAGGGGCTAAAGATGCCATTGAAAGATATGATTATTCTAGTTCAACTACAATTTATGTAGGAACTGCTGCACCAGGAACATCTGCATCTACTGCATCTTGGACAATTTATAAATACGATTTATCTGATTCAAGTAATGCTAGTGCACTTAAAGCTACAAATACCGCTTGGACTAATCGAACATCAGGGAGTTACGCATAATGGGATTTCAAATAGTCAAATTAACAGAGCCTCCAGTATCTATTACAAGTAATTTTAATCCTATGGGTGCATATAGCAACTCAACAAC